GCAGAATGTCTAATGATTTCAGGGGTGTTCCCTTATTATTCCCTTGTTCATTGCTTCATTCCACTAACAACAATAGTCTTGTTCGATTCTTTTCATCTCTTTTCGGATTTGTTTTCGAAGACGCTTTTGCTCATCTATTGTCTTTTCATTGCTTTCAGGGAAAGAATCTAACGCGCCTTTTATCTTCTTAATTACTTTTTTCTTTGTTTTTCGCGGATTTTTTGACCAAATAATTTTCCGCTCTTTGTCGATCTTATCAGCAGCTCGAACTACCAAGCCGATCAGCAAACTCTTATTCCATGTCAGTTTAACGGAGCCGTCTGTATTCCTAGTCGTGTCGTTTTCATCTTGCGGAGGACAAAGATTTTTATGCCAGAGTACTGTATCGCAAATTGTAAATAGCACATCGTATCTCCCGATTTTCATACACTCACAGATTTTTGAACGATTTTGCCGCACCCACTCTTTTCCTAATTCATCGTGACTCGGTTTCTTTTCGTCCTCATCAAATTTTGCGACATCGTGAACGCACGCCGCTGCAACTGCTAATCGAATATCCTCTGACGGCCATTGAGCCTTTTGGGTCAATTCCTGCGTTTTCTTCATTACACGCACTACATGCTTTGCGCGAGCTTTTTTCTTCTTTTTCGATACATTCTTGTTATGACCGTAGTGTGCAATGACCAAATTATATAGTGCTTGAAATTCCTTTAATTTTTTTGGCAAAGTTCTAAATCCCATGATATTCATCCTCTCTTAGGAGTATTTTGTATCTTCATTATACTCTCCCCTTATCTTCAGCACAAGAAAAATCCCCTCCGAGAGCCGGTATCGAAACCAGTTCCCAGAGGGGTTTACTATTTACTGCTGCATAGCTTCCGCCAGCTTCTTCACGAGCTGTTCGCCGTATTTGTATGCGAGCAGATACTCGATGGTCTTTTCCTCCAGGCCGGCCTTGGTCTGGATTTTTTCGATTGCAGCCTGTACTTCCGGGTCCTGCGGCTTGGTCGGCTCAGCAGGCTTGTCGGTCGAAGTGTCATACTTAATGCCCAGCGTGTCGAGGATACCCTTGGCGTATGCGATGCCGAACTCCTGCTGCTTTTCCTTGGTGCCCGCCTGTGCTGCATCAGCCTTGGTGTCAACGAATACACCCTCGCAGATGACCGCTGGGCACTTGGTGTCGCGCACGAAAGCGTAGTAATCGCCACGCTGGCCCTGTCTGGTCTTGCAGCCGCGGCTGTTCTGGCCGATTTTGATAACCTGCTTCTCAATGTTCTGCGCGAGCGCCTTGCCAGTGCCGCCGTTCAGAGTGTGATATACCTCAAAGCCGTCACCGCCGCCGGAGTTGTTGTGCACGTCGATAGCCAGATCAGGCGCGTAGGCATTGCACTCGCGCACCTCCTCGTTGATAGGGTCCTCCTCGTCCTTGGTGCGGCTCATGCGTACCTCAACGCCATGTGCGGTGAGATAATCGCGGCACGCCAGCGCCATCACAAGGTTCGCCTCTTTCTCTACAATATAGCCGACCGCGCCGCTGTCGCTGCCGCCATGTCCCACGCCGATAAATACTTTCTTACTCATTTTCTGCTCCTCCTTTGGAACTTTCACGTTTGCTTTGCGCTTAATGCAAACCACACTGCACACCGGTCTGCCGTCTGCTCCCTCTTTTTCCGGCGCGAACAGGTAGCCGTCCGACACGCGATACATGCCGGTGCTGCCGCCCGCGTCCTGTACGAGCAGCAGCTTGACGTCGTAGCGGTCGCGGACGTACTGCGCCACCTCGTACTCGGTGTGGCTCGCAGAGGTCTGCACATGAATATATCTACCGTCTGTCAGCAGACCGCACATATTTCTGCTGCGGCGGTCGGATTTACCGAGAGTGCTGGATACCTTGCCGTCCTTGACGGCCAGCTTCCAGCCGCTGACCGCATTGCTGGAATCCAACACCAGCCGCTCAGGCGTACCGCCATAGCCGCACTCCCGACCTTTGGCTTTCAGATACTGCAAGGTGCGTCCCTTGATAACGCCGTAGCGGTCGCTTCCCTGCCCGGTCATGTTGAACAGCGCGAGGTTGTAAACGATGTCCGCACTCTCGTCTGCCGCCCACTGCCGGAGGGTCTTTGCAGGCTTGCCGGCGGCACTGTACGGTGCCGCCGCAAACCAGATGGCGTACTGACTGCGGTCGTAAATATCGCAGCGAATGCTCATGCTGCATTCTCCTTTCATCTACTTGAAAGAAACTTTCAAGTCCATTTTACTCCGCTGAGGGCGCAGTGTAGCCCTTTGCCCGTGCGCTATCAGAAATGCCGGAAGTGGTCGGGTCATTCAGCGCACTCCAGATATTGCTTGCCACCAGGAGCAGGCAGTACGGATTGCTGAACGCGCCGGTAATAACGCCCCACAGTCCCGCCCATGTGGTCATATCCGCAGCGGTCAGACCGCTGTACGCCAGCACGGTCGCCAGCGCGCCGGTAAGTACCTGCACCCAGAACACCGGGTTCTTGATTCGTACCTTCCAATTCATAAGTAGCCTTCCTTTCTTAGCTAAGTCCAATCTGCCGAGCAACGTAGCCGATGATGATACCGACCGCAGCAGTGGCAGCATATCCAATGATTTTACGCCACATCTCGCCGTCACGGTCCTCGAGCGTTTCGAGGCGTGTTCCCTGCTTCTCCTGCTCGCGCAGCATACCTTCCATACTGACCGCAAGTTTCTCGACCGATGTGGTCAGGTCGGAAATCTGCTGCACTGTATGCTCCAGCAGCTCCAACCGACGATCCTGCCGCTTGTTCTCCTCCTCAATGCGCCGTCGGAATTCCTCGTGCTCGGCGCGTGTGATGGGGTTGTCCATGTTTTACCTACTTTCTTACGCGATAACGCGATTATATTCGTACTGTACGCTGCGCCAGTGCTTGATGTAGATGTTGTTGGGATACATAATGTTGTCCTTTCCGGGCTTCTGCCCTATCGCAAGTGTAAAAATTCCTGCTATTTTTGTCGATTAGTCGAAGATTTTGTGCAATCGGTCCTCAACCCAGACGGCCACCGCCGACAGCGCGGCCCACGCCAGCGTAAACTGCGGGCACACCTGCCCCATGATATTTCCGGGTACGCCGGAGTAGTCCCACACGTCAAGACCGAGCCAGACGTTCAGCACCATACCTGCCAGCAGCTCTAGCACGGTACAGATCACTGCGCCCTGTGCCATTTGTAAGACAAGAGGCGGTCGCTGCTGGATCTCATTCAGCAAGCCAACTGCCACAAAGCACACGCCGCCGAGGATACCCATAGACCAGTGCGTGTAGCCGCGCCATGCGATCTCGATCAGCATGTACATCACGCCGCCGATCACCGCGAACAGCAGGTGCTCAAGCACAGACTTAGGTGTAATTCCATGCAACGGCAAGCACCTCCTCTGCCGTCTCGGCATTGCGGAGATCCACCTCTGCTGCCTGCTGGATGCTCACGCGTGGCTCAACGTAGGCTGCAATCGCCAGTGCCAGCGCACACAGATCGGCATACTGCCAGACCGTACACTCATCGCCGGTCGAGTTCCACCGCAGCTCACGTTCCACGCCCGCAGACTGCGCAACCTGCTGTACCGCCAGTGCAGAGGTAAGCTGTGCCTGCTTTTCCGACGTTACAGCATACTTCTTACCATCCGTCCATGTCAGTGGATTTTCGGACAGCCATGCAGCGAGGTCTGCCTTGCTGTCTGCGATACGCTGCTTACGCAGATCATCAACTGAGGTCAGCGGTGTGCCATACAGCTCCTCACCGACGGCCTGCAACAGCAGTGCGTCAGCCTGTGCGGCTACACGCTCCTGCAAGTCCGCGCCATCGGCAACCTCGGTGACATACTCGTCATACTTCCACTGCGTGTTTCCGTCTGCGCCTGTGGTTTCAACCGGATTCAGGCAAAACCTTACCCACGCGCGTCCCGGCTTGTTCGGCATACTGTTCGCCGTGATTTTCTCCGGCTTGTTGTCGCCGTGTACCTTCATTTAGATCACTCCTTTCTTATGGCTCGCACAGGAGACGCGCGGAAACGTTCGAGTAAGAACCCGATGAAGAGGTGCTCGCATTGAAGCTCAACAGACCTGCATACGTACCTTCGTTCCAGTCGCCACCAACACACAACACGCGCCAGTCGGGGTCCGAATACGCATAATCCGGGACGTATGTTGTTTCCGAGCCGCCAGACGTTTTCGGAATGAGCAGACCATTGTCGGTAACGGTCAAGTCCTTAATCCAACCGCTTGCGGGCAGCGTGCCAATATTGGTATAACCGGTTGCTGTATCGTCCGCGTACTTGCTCGGGTCGGTACAGTAGTAAGCCGCTGTACCGTTGGCGTTAAAGCCGTCTACCCACTGGTACACGTTGCCCCAGAGGTTTTCAATACCTCTGTATTGAACATTGCCCCATGCACTATTTCCATACGTAGTTTCACAACCTGTATGATAAACCATTGCATCAGTTTTTCCTGATGGTGCTGAGTTGCCGTACTTGTACGCATATCCATTGCCTATTTTGCTTTGTGCGTTCCAATCCGCAAACTCAACAATGTACAAAAAGATAATTGCGCAATATGTTGCGAAATCGTACAAGTGCCACTTGTTGCCGTTTTTCTTAGCGTTGCTGCATGCGGTTGTGCGAGTGATATTTACAGTAGACGTAACACCGGATTTACTTCCGGGAATAGTGTATCTTCCCACATACTTTCCACTGCCCGGATGTTTCGTCATTCCAGTCTTGGGCTTATCCGACACATAGAAATACTGCTTCGTACCGTTACGTTTCGCCGCAACATAGAACTCCGGAATAAACACCATGGTAAAGTTATTAGAACGTGAGAACTTGCTGTCACCTTTCCATGCTGTTACAGCGCCCGCATTGTTCAGATTGCACTCTTTCATGCCGCTCCATGGCATAAAGCTGTCAAAAGGACTCGAACCTGCACCCGTACCAACCGCCGGAACCGGCTCAGTCGTTACGCTCTTAGTTACCAATCCGTAAGGGTCGGTTTCCGGTGTTAAGCGCATCAGTGCCGTACTGCTGTTGGACGTGTCCCAACAAACGCCGAACACGTTAGCGTAACTCAGCGTCAGCGCCTTGCTCTGACCACTGGCTGTAATGCTTACCGTACCCTCTGCGGTCTGGTCACCCTTTGTTGCCTTAATTGCCCAAGTACCCGCCTTACCGACGGTAAACACAGCCGTACCGGTGCTCGTCTTGGTCAATACCGTACTGCCGAGCGTCGCAGTAACAGTCGAACCGCTGTCCACGGTTACGGTAATCGTGGACTGGAATTTCTCAAGATTGACACTCAGCGCCGTATAATAAGCCTTGGTTGTAACCTCGGTTGTATACGTCACGCCGTCCAGCACGCACGACAACGTGTAGGTAGTGTTAATGCCGAGCACGCTTACAGTTGCCATCTTGCTGCTGTCTACCGTGCCGGTGTAGGTTTCCCCGCCGCCCTTGAGCGTCCACGCCTGACCGACAAAATCACTTGCAAACGTCAGCGTAATGCGACTGCCGCCGGATGCAGGCGCGTCTACCTCGCCCACGGTATCAGTTGCCGTAAAACCGAGGTACTTTCCCTTCTTGCCCTTGATTTTGTCCTGTTTCTTGGCAAACTGTGCAGAATGTGCGCCTGCGCTCGTGTTATGCGTGGACACCGCATTTGCAGCCAAGCCGGTCGGGTCAGCACCAAGGTCAGCAGCGGTCAGACTGCCGTCCTTGACAACTTTTTTCACTTCTGCTGCAAGTTCAGCGGTCTTTACGCGGGCGTTAACAGCATCAACATTATTCTTCAGTTCGGTGTCAATCTTATCCCAGTTTTCATTTCTGGCTTCTACATTGTAGAAATCCTGCGGACTGTGCTTATTCAGTCCGTAGTTTGCCGTTTTACTCGCCATCCGGCAACACTTCCTCTCTAATTTCAAAATGCGTAAGCAAGGCAAGTTGTGCATGTGTGAAGCGGGTCAAGTCTGCGTGCTGATTGTACAGCAGTGATGTTGTGCAAACCATATTCGCGGGAACAATGTCCGCAAGCAGTTCTTCGACCGCCTGCTGATTGCGCTTTGCGGTCAGCGCGACTTTGACAGTCAGGGTATACACACCGCCGTTCACCTCGAGCTTATAGCCGTCATCGCCGCACAGCGTCGCAAGCTGCTGACGTAAACGACGGATGGAAAACGGCAACTGAGCGTTGATTTTCGCCAGTACACGAAAACGTCTTTCATCCAAGGTGTCTGTATCTTGTGGAACGATACTGAAAATCTGTTCGTATCTCTCGATACCTCGTTCTCCGGCTGTGCTGACAAACTGAGCATCTAACACTTCATCAACAGCAGTGTTCAGGCGGTCAAATTCCCGCTGTTCTGTATCACACAGCAGCGGGAATTCATAGGTTTTCAGCAGGATCGGCGGCAGGTAGTCTTGCAGCTTCTTTCTCACGACGCACCGCCAATCGTACTCAGCCGCGGAATCTCGTCCGCAGCCAGTTCAATGTTCTTGATATCGCCGTTGACCGTTGTGCCGTCCACGTCGACCACGCAATCCGCGGTCAGCAGGTGCGTTTCGATCTGTGAGATACGAACCACCGTTGTTTCGCTGTCTGCCCAGGCTTTGCACAGCTCATTAAGATACGCATTGGCGGCGCTGACAAGCTGTGACTTGCCGTTGTCCCAGTTCCATCCGGCGGCAAAAGTGACATTGGCTGTAATAGTGAGGTCAGCGTACTTTGCGCCGGTGACGGTTACAGTGTGTCCGATCGGAGCCAGACCCAGACCTTCACCATGGTTCTGTTCGGGGTCGATGGCGGTCTGTACCTTGCTGATGAGCTCCGTACTGGGCGCAGTGAAGTCCGACGCGATAATAGTCAGCTTTACCGTACCGCCGCCGTTCCATACCGGATAGACCTTGACACCGCCCACGCCGGTAATCGCGTTGACCTTCTCGCGGTAGTCCGCGACATTCCCGCCGAAAGCTTCACCGTCGATACTGGCATAATACTTCTCGCGCAGCGTGTCGGTCGTGTCGCCGTCCTCGGCCGGAATGAGCACCGCCGCAATCTGAGCGGTTTCCAGACCGTTCACCGTCTGGATCGGCAGCAGCAGGCCGGTGTACTTGTTGCCGACCGTACCGAGCGTTTCCGCCTCCAGCTTGTAGTGACCTGCCGATATCTTTTCTGTGATGGTGTAGTTCACTTCGTCGCAGTTGAACCGCAAGCCCGCGGTCAGCTCCACACTGGACGGCGTGAACACGCCCTCGATAACAGCAGCCGTTTCGCCCTGAATGGCTACGCCGCGCTCTTTGCAGCGCAGCATAAGGTATTGCAGGGATGCGGTATCAACAAACGTTTCGTCCATCACGACGTCCAGTTCCATATAGCACTTGACAAGCTCTGCGGCTGCCGGTGCGAGCGCGTCATAGATGATGCTGCCCTCGCGCTTGTCCACCGTGTCCGGCACGGATTCCAGCATACGGTTCATAATGTAGTCAAACGTCATTTCGTCCGAGTATCGTCCGATCATGCCGCTTCACCTCCAAACTCAAATTCGCTTTCCACGTCGCCCTCGGTCGTGGTTACGGTAAATTTCACAAGCAAGCTACGCTTGCCCTTGGTGAATGAAAACTGCTCAACCGAGAGCACACGATCGTCTGCCATGAGTGCATCTTCAATCGCCTTGGCAACCTTGGCTTGCAGATACGGCGTCATGGTCTGACCGAGCAGGGCGTTCAGCTCGATACCGTAATTCCAGCTGTAAATCGCGTACTGAAACCGCTCGGTCTGGAGAATCAGGAAGATGGCCTGCTTCATGGCTTCCAGTCCGTCCAGCTTGCCGCCGGAACACGGGTAGCCGTCAAACCGCAGCGCATAGGTGCGCGTAGGCTGTGTTTCAATCTCGAAATCCTGCACGAGATCGTCATTATACTCTGTCGGCAGCATTACAGCGCCCCTTTCTTGTCCAAAATGAGATATTCCTGACCGCCCTGTTTTCTTAGCAGAATGAGCTTGTCCCCTACCTTAAACGAGGACGCGCTCACGCCGGTGCGGACAGCCAGAAGGTTCTTTTTAAGCACTGTCTTTTGGTCAATCTGTACCTGAAACGGCGATAACGAAATAACTTTGCCATAGTACCAGTCAGCAGGTCGTCTTGCTTCAAAGACGTTTTCTGCAATCTGCTTCATGGCATTAAACATATCAGGCACTAAACTCACCTCGAATTCCGCTCAGGTACAAATCCATCGTGTACAGGCCATTGCTGAACGTGTGCTTAGCCTTCTCCACGCACATATAGTTCTTGATGTTGATGTCACCCAGGCCCATGCCGACACAAACCGAAGTACCGGCACGCGCCCGAACATCACCGAACACCTTCTGCATGGTCAGCTCACGGTGGATGACGTTGTAGTATTTCATCAGCGCTTTAGCCTTGGTTTGCAGGTCAGCGGTGTTAAGGGCGTTATCCAGCTTTTCATAATACTGGAGCGTGCCCCATTTGCTCTGGCTGGCGGTATTGTTCATCACATGAACCTCTCTGACGCCGGTTTCATCATTGTCCCACGTCAGCTTGATGCGGTTATACACGTCGCTGTCGATGGATGAGGTGTAGCTGTAACCCTGCGCCGTGTCCTCGTCGATGTAGAGCGGCAGGAGCAGGCTCTCATACGGTTTCAGGCACAATTTCCCGAAATCGTCATACAGAACGTACACCTTGCCGGTGTTGATAATCGTGAGGTCGGACGCATTGCCGAGCATATCAAAGAGCGTTCCTTCCTCAATCCTCTGCGGGATTTTGTACTTGGTATCGGTCACAGTACCGACCTTGAGGCCGTAGTCCGCAGCCAGCATTTTGAGGACATCGGCGTAAGTCTTATTGACATACGAAATCGTGTCTTTGTTTTTGAAGTACCGCAGCTGGTCGTAGGCCGTGACCTTAATCAGCCGATTGTCTGAGCGCGACTTCTTAAAGACGTATCCGTAGAACACATTCGCGCCGTTAAACCGAAAGCTGACCGGATTTCCCTCATGAAAGTTGAGGGTATCGTCCTTGACCACCGTAAACGTCAGCGAGGACGCCGCGCCGCTGCGGGTAGTTTCCCACACGATGTCGCCCTCGATCATCGGCTGCTGAAGCTGACCGTTTTTGTTCTGGATGATCAGCTCCGTGCCTGGCATCTGGCAGGACGGCACATCCCGCAGGATCTCCTTGTGCGTGCCTGCTGCGCCGGTGACGGACTTAACAACAACGGTCGTGATGTTCTTCTTCTTCTCTTTCTCGGTGCTCGTGCCCGAAGAGGTCGAGCCGGACGAGCCGCCCGAGCCGCCGATGACGGCTTTGCCGTACTTCTTGCCCCAGCGGTTGCACTCGGCATTGCTGCTCATCAAAAGATCGAAGTGGTACACGCCGCCCTCAATTTGAATCATGCCGCCACGGTCATTGACGGTGTAGGTCACGCCGTCAAGCGCTGTACCTGTACCCTGCACGGTGATTTTCGTCCCGAACGGTACAGACGGAGGTGCAGCACAGGTGTGCTTGCTCGGGTCAAGTTTGTTACCGAGTGCGTCAAGGAAGCCGCCCTCCATTGCATTTGCGGCAGGATAATACGCCGTGAACAATGCTTTTACGGTATTTGTTGCCGTACCGCCCGACTTCGCGCCGGAATACTTGGCGAGCGTATCGCCGGAAGAAACGTAATTCAGCGGATTGACGGACGAGCCGTTCTTGTGCATACCGAAATGCAGGTGGCAGCCGGTCGAGCTGCCGGTTGTACCAACGGCCGCGATTTTCTGACCGGCGGTGACTTTCGCGCCCTGCTTGACATAGAGCGCCGAAGCGTGCCCGTAAAAGCTCATCAGACCGCCGCCGTGGTCGATACTGATGTAGTTACCATAACCTCCGTTCAAACCGGATACCGTTACCGTGCCCGACCCAAAAGCGAGAATCGGCACGCCCGATGCCGCTGCCAAGTCAACACCATCATGAAACTTGACAGTTCCGTAAATTGGGTGTACGCGGTTTCCGTAACCGCTCGAAATGCGCGAGTAGGACGGACACGGCCAAACATATTTACCCATGTTCTCCCCTCCTTAACTCGGCAGCTTGAGCACGGTGCCGGGATAGATCCACCAGCCGTTCGAGCTGCTTGATCTGCCGTACTTCTTGGCGGCGGCTTCAATGGCAGCCTTGTTCAGATTATAGATAGACTGCCACTTAGTACCGTTCCCCAGCTTCACCCGGGCAATGTCCCAAAGCGTATCACCGGACTTAACGGTGTACGTCTTACCGGCCGGTGCGGTTGTGGTGTCGCGCTTTTGCGTGACGGTCGCCTTCTTGGTGCCGCTGCTGCTCTCGCTCTTTTTGAACTCGATAGACTTGGTATGGTACGGCGCGTATTGCAGCAATTCAATCTTTGCCATCACGTCAACGCCGTAGCTGCCGGCGTCCTCAGCAAGCTCATAGCTTTCGAGCGAAACCGTCATTGGCTGTGCGCTCATCAGCTCCTCGCCGCTGTCGTCTATGCGGATGACCGAGAACTCAAACGGCTTGCAGGCGGTCTTGAGCGATTCCAGCTTGCTCATGTAATACTGCGCCGGCTGATACCCGCTCGGGTAGCACGCAAACGGGTATTCCCTGTTCGGCAGGAGCGCCGAAAAGCTGATTTTCGACAGTCCCGGCGTTTTCAGGACGTTCACCTGACCCTCGTTGATGAGGTTGATGGTCTTGTTCTGATTGCTGATCTTGACGGTCAGCGCACTCGGCGTGACCGGAAGGCGCACACCGTCCATGTAAAACTCGTACATATTTAGATGTGCACTCCTTCCGCACTGGTGACAAGCGCCTCGGTGACCTTGGCTTCCAGCAGATTGACTACGCCGTCCAGATCCATCTCGTTCGAGATGTTGTTGTGGTTGACCATTTCCACCTTGATCTCGGCGGTGGTGTACTTGTTGATGACCTGCCGCTCGGCAATATCGCGCAGCAGCTTGATGTCGTCCGAGGATACGCTCACATCGTCCGCAATCTGTGCGGTGTTGTCTGCAATGTTAGACAGCAGGCCCGTTGCCGGATCGTCCGGCAGGTCAAGACCCAGCTTTTCAGAGATGCTGTTCTGGAGGTTTGCGCCCCAGTTGTAGCCGTTGGCGTAAGCCGTCGAATACTCGATCTTCTCCTTGTGCTTGACGTACTCCGTCCACCCGGACTGATCCTTGATCTTCTGGATGCTGTCGGTGTAGCTGTCGTAGAACGTGTCCAGACCGCTGGTGATGTTGATCTTCACGCCCGGAATAAGGTTGATGAGCTTCTCGATCGTCCTCACCATACCGCGGATGACGCCGACAACATACTGGCTGAGCTGCAAAAACAAAATCTCGATCGACGCAATCGGGTGCTGGAACACGTTGCCGAGGAAGTTGATAAGATCGGCAATCACGTTGTAGACCGGCAGATAGAACATATTGTAGACAAACGCGCCTGCCATCGCGAACAGGCCGCAGATCACGCCGACGGCGCTCGTCGTTTCGTTCTTTGCCCGGTTCGTGTAGTTGATGTATGCCGCGATCACGCCGATGAGAATGATAACGCTGCCGATAATCAGCACAATCGGGTTGAGCGACATCACGGCATTGAGCATTTTCTGTGCGGCGGTCAGCGCCTTCGTAGCCGCAGCACAGATCTTCGTCCAGTTGGCGGCCACCGCAAACAGCGCAAAGGCTGCCGCAGCTGCAAGCACCAGCGGGCCGATGACCTCAATATTGTTCGCCACCCAGTTGATGGCTTCGAGCAGCGGCTGCAAGGCCATGATCGCCATGTTGCTGGCCTGCGTCCAGACGTCCGACCAGGTGAGCGGAATCTCGCTGAACTTCTGGTTGGTTTGCTCCGCCGAGGACAGCAGCGCGGACTTGACAACGCTCGCCGTCAGCTCGCCCTCCTGCGCCATGTTGCGGATTTCACCGACCGATACGCCGAGGTAATCCGCAATCGACTGAATGATGGTCGGTGCCTGCTCGAATACCGAGTTCAGCTCCTCACCGCGCAGCACACCGGAGCCCATGGCCTGCGTGATCTGCAGCATGGCGGCGGCCTGTCCCTCTGCCGAGGTGCCGGCGATCTTGAACTGCTTGTTCAGCTGCTCGACAAACGCAATCGTTTCCTGGTTGCTGCTGAATGCGTCACCGGCAAGCAGGCCCATCTTCGCGACCGCATCCGCCGTGGCGTTGTACGCGCCGCGGGAACGCATAGCCGACTGATAGATCAGCTCCTGCAGGTCGGCGGTGCTTTGCAGACCGTCGTTCATCAGATTCAGACGCGCCGTGGTCTGCGTCATTTCGTCCGACATACTCACGATACCGCTCACCAGCTTGGAGCCGAGGAACGCGGTGCCCAGCTTTTTAAGTGAGGCCGTCAGGTTTTCCGCCGGCGACTGCGCCGAGGTCATGCTGCTCCGCAGCTCCTCGATTTCGCTCACGGTTCGGGTGAGTTCTTCACGCACACCCGTCAATTCGCTGTTAAATTGTGAATAAAGACCGGTCGGCGCCGCCTGTTCGGTCAGGCTTTGCATACGCTCAAACCGGTCGTTGACCGCACTCAGGTTGGACGCGATACGGCTGAGTACATTACTCATGCCGTCGCGCAGCTGGACGGTGTTGGACAGTGCCATAGAACTCACCTCCCTCGTTTCGTCTTATTCAGCGCCTTTTCCTCTTCCTCGCCTCGCACAATGCACGAAGCTGTGATAAATGCTCTCTCTTCCGTCGGCAGGCTCAAAAATGCGGACGGCAGGATGTGAAGCTCCTGCAGGCAGAAATGTGCGACGGAAGCCTCGTCATCCCCGTCCCGAATCAGTTTTTTGCCTGTTCCACCAGATCAGGAGCATCACCGAAGCCGCAGATGTCGAACAGCTTTTCCGTGTAGTTCGTATACTCGCCCGGCGTCAGCATGGCCGAGATCAGCTCCTCAGCGCATTTCACGCCGTAGCTGTCCTGCAGTTCTGCATCGTTGAGGTTCGGATAAACCGTGCAGGCGGCTGCCAGCTTGGCAAGGTACAGCACGTTGTCGAATTCCTGACGGAAGCTGCCGCGCTTGCCCGGCACCTGTACGCGGTACTGGCAGTCGCGGCGCAGTGTTTCGTCCTCGCGCGAGGTTATGCAGCGCACCTCCCACTTGAGCGGCTTGCCGTCCTCATCGGTGAAGCGGTCGGATACGACCAGCTTCACGTTTTCAACCCGTTTGGCGTTCTGCGCCAGAAATGCGGTAAGATTACCCATTGTACAAATTCCTCCTTATTCCATACCGGACAGTTCGGTAAACTCCTCGGGCATATCCCAGCCGTCGAACGTGCCGGAAAGCTCCTCGTCAAGCAGACTGTCGCCTGCGTCGAACTTCGCCAGAATCGAGCTATCGATCAGGCAGCCGGTGTGCGTGATGGTCTGACGGCCGGCAGACGAGGACGGGTCCTCGTTGGACACCTGAATCTCAAACGGCGTCATCCTGCCGGTCTTGCAGTAGGTCAGGAACCAGCGGCGGAACACGCTCTGGTTGAAGTGCGCCGTGCCCTTCCACGAACCGGACCAGCCGGTCGGCTTCTTACCGATGCCGGTACGGCCGAGGATTTTCACGTCCTGCGAATTGACCTTCGCGGACGACTCAAAGCTGTACAGCTGCATCATATTGTAGCGGTTGCCGTCAATGGTGACGTAGCACTCGGCCATCGAACCGGATACCGCATCATTTGCTTCCATAACAGGAGCGTTCAGCATGACTTTTCCCTCCTTTATTCAACGATTACCTTCATGTAAAGCTGTTCCATCGCGGAAACCGGCTGTACATGGTCCTCGACCGCAACAGACTTCTTCATGTCGCCCTGCGACACGGTGACGCTGCTACTGTCAAAGTTCTCAATGGCGCGGATGGTCTGGAGCTGGGTGTGGTGCGCTACAATGTCGCTCCACAGGCTCACGCGGCCGCTTGCGTCGTTCTGCACCTTGCCGAGGTACTTCGAGTTGAACAGCGATGCAATGTCATTGGCGATTTGGTCGAGCACGCGCATGACCTGATTGGACGAGAAATCTGCGCTCTTTTCATCCGTGACGGACACAAAGGTGTTAATGTCGGTCAGCACGCGCGTCTGGTCGCCCACACGGTGGAACGTGAACTCACCCGCCTTGATCGCCTTTTCGAGCTGGGTCTGGGTGTAGTTCGTGTCGATGTCGTACTCGCCGGTGTAGGTCGAGTTGGTCATCGAGCGGTTGACCGCGCACGCAGATTCCGCGCCGGTCGTCCAGTAGACAGCCGAGGTATCGTCAGATGCACCGACCAGACCGTTCTTGACGGAAATCACGCCCTCATAGTCTGCCGCAGGATAGCCATGCAGCACGCACTGGAACTTCACGCCCTGCTCATCACGCAGGCGGCGCGTCCAGTTGGCGAACAGACCCTTGACCGTGCTGTTCTTCGTGTCGCAGCCGACCGCGTTGAAGCTGTACGGCTCGATCTTGTCGAGGAACGTCTGGTAGGCTGCATCCTGCACCGCGCCGGTCGTGCCGCCGGTGAGCAACAGGCCTGCGTTCTCGGCCAGCGCCTCGCTGCCCTTCCAGTGCAGATAGTCGTTGTCGGAAAGGTCGGAAACCGCCTTAACTGCCTTCTGCGTATCTACAAGGGTCGTGCCGATATAGGTCGATACGTCGTATACCTCATTGGTCGATGCCGTGAAGCCCTCGTTCTGCTGAATCACGATCTTCAGTTCGTTGCCGATCTTGCCCGGATACTTCGCCTCTGCGTACTTGCAGGCTGCCTTTGCGCCGCCGCTGTTCAGACGGAACAGGTGCAGCGTCTTGGCATTTGCGAAGATCTCGCGCAGCGGACGCAGCTCGTCCGCCGTGTAGGCGTAGCCGGTCAGCGCAAGCGAGCCCTTCTGGAACTCGCTGTTCTCGATGGTCACGACCTCGTTCTCCGGTCCCCAGTCGAGGGATAGCGGGAAAGCCGCCGTGCCGCGGTCGCCCAGGGTCGCAGACGCACGCGCCGCCGACACAAAGTTGATGTACGCACCGGGCAGAACCTTGTTCTGTACGGTATACATACCGCCGCCTAAAGCCATTTAATTCACCTTGCCTTTCATAAAGTTATCAATGAGCGCGTCCACCTCGGAAAAGGTGTAGCGCTGATCCTTGTCGAGCAGCACGCCCAGCAGGTCGCGCCGCTCGCGGTATCTGTCGAAGGTCAGGAGCTGTGCGCCGGTAAACGCCGGTGCTCCTGCCTCGGTTTTGCGTTTAACTGCCATTTTCGTTCTCCGTTCCTACGGTGGTCTGCAAATTCTCCATCGGAATATCTTCCGGGATTTCCCGGACAAACTGCCGGTAGTCCGCGAAGAAATGCAGCACATCATCTGTAATTTCCCACGAGAGATTCGAGCCGCGCAGGCTTTCCGTGCGCCGCAGCAGCAGCGTGAGCGTCTGTGCAGTCTCTCGGCACTGCTCCTGCGGACGGCCGTCCGACGGGAAGAACCGCACGTCCATGTGCTGCACGATCTCATGCAGGCCGGACGGGTACGGCGTGACGTCCGCACGAAGCTGCCGAATGGAGAAGCACGGCGCAGAGAATCCCTGCTCGATACGCTCGGTGTAAATGTCGTACTGCGCCGATGGATAGACCGTGCGCAGCTTATCGACGATTTCCTGTACTACGTTAATCATTTGCCCTCCATCATGCGGCTGAGAAATTCCTCGCTTTTGGTCTTGATAAAGTCCGGCGCTTCTTTTTGCAGGTCGAACAGACCCTCCCGCAGCATATGCCTGCCCTCGACAAAGCCGTTCACAAGACGTTTACCGATGGCCGGAACATACCGTCCGACCTCCTGCCGGTGGCCGTTCTCGACCCACGGCGCGTACTCGATGTTGTTGTAAATTTCCGCGCGGTAGTGCTTTCCGCTGCGTTTTGCCTTGCTGATGAACCAGTTGCGCCGCAGATGGCCGGAATCGACCGGCGTGCGGTATTTCACATCGTCAACCAGTCCGTTCATCATCTCGTCCAGCAGCCCGGTGTAGAAAGCGTCCATTTCCTGCTCACTTGCGGCGGCCTTAATGCGCTCGTTTAAGTCGCGCAGCTCGTGAAAATCACAGCTTCCCCAAGAAGCCATTACGCTCGCTCCTCTCGGACGGCGGAAAGCTGCTGATGGGTCGGATAGACCGCGCTCTCGCCGCTGTATTTCAGCCGATAGGTCGCGCCGTACTGCTGAACCGCAATGCGGCAGCCTGCCGGAACAGCCAGATCAGGCGCACAGTAGATCGTCGCCTGATAGCTGATCTGACCGCTGTTCGCGTCGGTCTTGCTGTCCGGTGTGCCCGAAAACGACAGCGCACACGGGATGTTCTCGTGCAGCACTGCATCCGGCGTAACAACGGTTTCGCCGCCCACTTCCTGTTTGCTTGTTCCGGTGACGGTCATCACGCCGTCATAGGTCTGCTCCAGCAGCGCCCGTTCCAGCTCCGGATTGCCGAGCATACTACCACCTCATCTTTCGATAGGCGTTCAGCTGCGCCTTGTAGTCGGTGAGGAAGGCACCCGAGCCTGCCAGCGCCGCCAGTTGTTCCGCTGCGGTTGCAAAGGAAAAGGACGTATCCCCTCTGGACACGCCCTTTGCGGCAGGCTGCATATTCTCGTTCTGGAGCTGAACGCTGTTTACCAGGCCGCGCACCATAAGCGCTGCGGTGTTCGTCAGGCCGTCCGGCGCCTCGGTCAGATTGCAGTAATTACAGATCTGCTCGAGCACCAGATCGCAGGCGAACTCAAGCGTTTCCTGCGGCAGGTTCGGCAGCAGGCTTTGCGCCCGCAGCATCAGCGTTTCCCTTGTCATTTCTGCGCTTCCCCCTCGGTTTGTCCTCGGTCGGCTCGGTTTCCTCCTCGGCGGTCACGGTTTCCACGGTAAAGCCCGCACGGCCGGAGAACCAGCTTGCAAGCCACTCGTTATCCGTCTGCGCCTCACCACTGACGAACTGCACGCCGCCGATCTTGCGGTCATACTCCTCGTTCGGTGCCTTAATTTTGTACATAGCGCTTCCCTCACTTTACCTTGAAGTTACGCAGCACGCCGGCAGCGCGGGACTTCTTGAGCACGGTTGCCGCTACCATCTCGACATCACCGGCCTTGACCGGGCCTGCAGTGCTGAAATCAGGCAGCGTGGTCGAGATCACCTTGCCGCCCATCGGAGATACGGCGTGGAAACCGTCCAGACCCAGACGGACAGCGTACAGGTCGGTCAGACCGGTAACGGTGGTCTTGGACGAAGATGCGCCGTATTCACGCGACGTGATCGGTACGACCGGCTTTTCCTTCTTCTCGGCGGTGTCGTAGTAATACTGCATATCCATGAACGGAATGCCGTTGTAACCGCTCATCTGACGGCCGAACGCGTCCTCGGAGTGGGTCAGATAACCGGCACGGCGGGCGCAGGAGCGGATCTTGGTCAGCAGCGCCGCATTGCCGATGAGCATGGTCGGCACGCCGTCCAGTTCGGACAGGAACTCGTCGAGCATATCGAGCACGGTCTTGTAGTTAGTGTCGATCGCCGCCGAGGTGGACAGGTTGATCGCCTTGGATGCGTCTGCGTTGATCTCGGTGGAAGTGCCGACGAGCAGCGTGTCCAGACCGTCAAAGCCCTTGGTGCCCTTGTCGCCGTTGATGGCGGTGTAGTGGAACAGGTTGGTGGTCGCCTTGATGTGCTCCTCGAGCTGGAACTGCACCTCGTTGATCTGACCGTTCGCGGTGTTAGCGAGAACACGGTCGATCTTGAACGTACCGCCGAAGATCTTGAGGTCAACCGACTTGGTTTCGCGGTCGGCCACGGTCTCGGTGTAGTCGGTGTTGATGTCACGGAAATCCGCGCCTGCCGGGGTCTTGAGCTGAGTGTAGCCATAGGTCAGCGTAGAGCCGCCGGTACCGGGCGATACCGAGTTGTCAAAGGTCAGTGCCTCCAGCAGCATGGAGCCGCGGCGGAACTGGTCGATAACCTGCTGGTCCACATGGTTTGCCATGCCGACCTTTGCCTGTGCGAGAGTGATAGGCATTTTTCATTCCTTCTTTCTGTTAGCCGTTGGTGTTGTATACTTCTGCGAGAGCGGAACCGAGATCGTTTACCGTGTTCGGATTGCCGCCGGACTGCGGATTGTAGCCGCCGCCCTGACCGCCGTTCGGGTTTCCACCCTTGTCGCCCTGCTTGCCGGACTGACCTGCGCCGTCCTCCTCGAACAGCCATGCCTTGTCCTTTTTCAGACTTTCGATCTGCGCGTCAAGGCCGGTGATCTTGCCGTCCGCGCCGATCTTGATGTCGTCCATCGAGAGCGCCGCGCGGGTCAGCTGCGGATCGCGTGCATGGGCACGGGTCAGCGCAAGGTCGATCGCCGCATCGCGGCGGATGTTCGCGGTGTCGGTGTCGTACCTGGTCTGGAGATCCTTGAGGTCGTCCTCCAGCTTCTTCGGGTCCTTTCCGTCCCACGCCTTTGCGGTGGCACGCAGGTCCTTGATGGTGTTGTTCGCCGTGGTCAGCTCCTGTGCCTTGGTATCAAGGTCGGCCTTGGGAACGTAAGCGCCGCCGGCAGCGTTGACCACCTCAAACTTTGCGTCCTTTGCCGCCTGCTGGAACTGCTCCCAGGTCAGTGCGCCCTTTTCAAAAAGGGTTTTGAGAAATTCCATTGTTTTTTGCTCCTTTCATCGAAAAATGGGTATGAAAAAACCACCTTGACGGTTGTCTTGGTGGTTAATTCTTCGGTTGATAGTGAATGCCCGGTGCGCATTCGATTGTTGGATCCGCGTCCAGCTTATTCATGTGCTCTCCCGGGATACCGTCCGAAAACGCCTTGCAGCATATCCGCTTTCGATGGATACAGGTATTGCACAGCACACCATGGACGCCCGACGGCTGCGAACAGCGTGCCAGAAACTTGTCATGGTCGGACAGTTCTTCGTATCGCCTGCTGCGTTCCTCGGGTGGCAGCCTCTTGAAGTCCTCAAAGGTTAAATTTCTGTCAGCCATATGGTGTCGCCCTCCTTTCTGTCAACAATGAAACGCGACTTCCTTTTGAAAAGGATTTCCTTTTCGATTGTGTTGATACCGCGCATATCTCGGCCGGATTTGCTCTGAATAACCAGCTGAATATCCATATCCGGGTCATATACCTCCGTAGAAGTAGACGTGTATGCGTCATATGTAACGATCGCGTCAACCTCATGCGCTGCCAGAAAGGCAGCTTTATCCGGTATCATGTCGCTTGACAGAGAACGATATACCGTTCCCTCATACACCGGAAGTTTATCCAGCGCCTTGTCAAGTCGTTCCGTCCAGTGCTGCTCTGCTTCGCTGAGCGGTTCGCCGCGGCGTAGCTTGTCGTTCAGCGGGTAGCTTTCTGCGCTGATATACTTTTGCAGTGCGCTTGTTTCGCGCTTGCTCAATTCCAGTATAGCATTTTCCGGGTCGTTTTCAACATATTTCTTATGCCATTCCTCATACGTCAGCTTTTTCTCGACATACTCGGTCTTGCCGGTCGCGGGATTTCTGGCGGCACGCTTACTGCCGAGCCGGAACTCCGTCACCGGGACGGTGGTACACCGGCAGCGCGGGTGCAGCGGCGGATAGTTGATGCCGGTTTCGTGCTCTGCGAGCGGAAACTCGCGCTGATCCAGAGCGCCGCACACCGAGCAGGTCTTGAGGTCGAGTGCCGCCTCGAACCGATAGGACTGGACACCGGTTTCCCGGTATCCCTGTTCGGCGGCTTCAGCCGCCATGTGGGCGCTCTCGGTGTGGATGAGCGTTGCAGCCCTGCTCTCGGACACGCCCATGCGCTGGGCGAACTCTTTCGTCATACGATCGAGCGAGTCGCCGCGGACAAAGCCGCGCGAGAGCGTCTGCATCAGCTCACGGGTCAGCTTGTCCTTGTCCGCCCAGATGCGGGACGAAAACTCGCTGCCGGCCCACGGCGTAGCGAGTATCTTCTCGACCGTCTGCGGGTCAATGCGGGCAAAGGTACTCGTCACATCGGCCTGCTGGCTGACGGCGTACACCGTGCGGTAGTAGGTGTCGGTATAGCGCTCCTGTAAATGGTCGCGCAGAACATCGCGCTGAGAGCCGAACAGCTCCATCATACGCAGTTCGACTTGCGTCTGCAACGCCTGTAAGCGCGAGATACGCGACCGGAGATAAACCTCCTCCAATTCCTTGTCAAAGCCGCCGGCAAGCGCCTTATCCCGGAACTCGTCCAGCGACATCCGGAAGTCCTCCAGCTCTGCATCCCGCAGCAGCCTGCGTGCGTCTGCCATGCTAACGCTCTCGTTTGCGGCATAGCGGCCATAGAAGATCGAAATTTCCTTGTCCAGTTCGTGCAGGATACGTTCGTATTCCCGATGGAACCGCAGACACAGGTCATCATCTTCCTGCTTCTGCTTTTCGGCCAGCTCGATGGCGCGTTTGCGCCAGTAGGCGCCGCTGACCTTATCCGCTGCTGCCATCGCCTGCACCGTCCTTTGGCGGGAACCGGAACTGCGGCTGCTTCTCGGCTGCCGCCTGCTGTTCCTTTTCCAGCTGCTTCTGCTCGTTCTCGGCATCGTCTACCCACGGATGGTTTGCGAGAATGGTTCTGTCCGAGATAATGCCGACCGACTGCTGCGCGATCTGCGCGGTTTCGAGGTCGTTCTGCACCATGTTGCGTGTCCATGTCTGGAGAATGCGTTTCGGCTGTGCGATACCCTCCAGACGGCAGATAGCGCGTACCAGCTCGGCAAAGCCGCTGCGGAACTGCGTTTCCAGCATCACGGCCTTGAGCTCCAGCAGACTGTACAGGTACTTGAGCGCCACGCCGGACGAATTTCCGAAATTCTCGGGGTTCGGGTCAACACCCATGCCGGAAACGAAAATTTGACGGCGGGTTCTTTCGAGGAATGCGTTCCGCGCCTCAAACGGGATCTCCGCGCGGATGGTGTCCACGCCGCCGTCCCCCTCAACCTTGATGAGCTTGCTCTTTTTGAGGTCGCTCATGAACTCGGTCTTGTCCGTGCCGCCGTAGTTCTTGATGACGAAGATGACCTCCTGCACGTCCTCCATGTCGTTGGCGAAGCCGGAAACCACCTTGTCGTAGGCGTCGATCAGGTCGCGGTACAGCGGCAGGTCACCCCGCCGGTCGGCGTTGTTGTAGAACGGGATGAACGGCACCGCGCCGAGGCCGTGCCGCAGCTCCCGCCCGACTTCCGGATATTCGAAGTAGGTGTAGTTGCCGGACACGCCGTTCTGACGGTAGAACCGGCAGGTCGTGTCATCCCAGTATTCGCACACCTGTACGGTCTGGCCGCTCTGCGGGTCGAGCATGGTGTAGCAGCGCAGCACGCCGACGAGATCGCTCTCCAGCGTACCGGAGAACACCGGCACGATCTGTTCCGGGTCTACGGTGTGGTAGCGGAACCTGCCGTCTGTGCCGCGCCAGTAATGCAGCCAGCCGACCGAGGTGTTGCTCGCGTCAATGCCGAGCTGCATGGCCGTTGCAGTGTACTGATCTCCGAGAATCTCTGCAATCCGCTCGTTGGCAGTCTTGCTCCCCACATCGAACACCGGCGGATAGCTCAGCGCGTAGGAAACCTTCTGCGTCACGAGCAGATTATGCCACGAGTGCGAAATGCGGTTGTCCGCGAGGTGCAGCGGATTGCCGAGCGCCTGCTCGGTTTCTGCCTGCCGCTGCAAAACGCTGTTGTCCTGCTTGATGCGGTTGACGTTGCTGTAATAGCGCCGAGCCTCGTCCGCTGCGCGGATGAACTTCCCGTGCCCCTGCAAAAGCCGCTGAATCGTGCGGCTGTTCACTTTCACCATACGCTGACCCCTCCTTTTCTGGTAAACTGCTCCGCAACGCCGGTTGTCGCGTCGGGAGCGTCATCGTGGGCGTTCTTGCCCTCTTTCTGGTAATGTAACATTGCTTTTGCGTACTCCGGCCAGCGGTCGCGCCAGTTCACCGGAAAATAAATGTGATCCTGCACCCACGTTGAGTTGGTGAGGATACGCGCGACCTTGTTCTCGCTTTGGTGGAACCACTCCACACGGCAGCGGTTGGAGCCGAGCCGCCGAAGCTGCTCCTGCACGTTGCGGGCAAAGCCGCGGCCGCCGTTGTTGCTCTCGATTTTCGCAAGGTTTACGCCGTGCGCCAGCAGCCGCCGTGCGGTTTCCGGCTCGGTGATCTCCATCGGGTCCTTGGTGTAGTAGATGTCGAGCACATAGGCCTCGTGGTTATACTCGCCGTAGATGATGCTGCACAGATAGTCCGCGCCGGTGTCCGCCGTGTCGGTGTAGCTGCGGATATGCGTGAACAGCGGCTTGCCGTTGGCATCGCGCGGAATGTCTGTGTAGGTCTTGAAGCTGCTGTACAGACGGCCTTTCAGGTCGATCGGCTGCTGCTGGTAGTTCGCTGACGCGATCTCCTCGCTCATCGTGCGAACCTTGTCCTCATAGTCCTCACGGGTGAGAACCGCGTCGCACAGCATCGTGCCGTCGTCCTGCAAGGCTTTCATCGTGATGAGTTCCGCATCTGGCCAGTGCTCCAGCGCACGGCCTGCGAGATCGCCGGTCGCCCAGCGCGTCATGATGATAACGATCTTGTAGCCGGTTTCGGTTCGGGACAGCATCGTATCCGTGAACCACTGCCACTGCTTGTCGAGTGCGCCCTCGTTAAAAGCCTCCTCGGCCTTCTTGATCAGGTCATCGAGAATCAGCTTGCGTGCGCCGAAGCCGGTCGCCGTGCCGCCCGGAGAGGTCGCAAGATAGCTCGCGTACTGTCCCTCAAGCGCCCATTTGCCTGCGGCGGCCTCGCCGTACTTGATGCGTGTCTGCGGGAAAATGTCCGAAAACACAATGCGGCTCGGGTCAAACCGTTCCTCCGCAATGCCGTCGCGGACCGCCCGTGCGAACGTCGTGGACAGCGTTTCGTTGTAGCTGCCGGTCATGATCTGCTCGGACGGATCGCGCCCAAACAGCCACTGGCTCAGCAGCACCGCTGTGCGGCTCTTGCCGTGGCGCGGCGGCATATTGACCACCAACACCTTGCGGTCGCTCTCACAGAACGCCTGTAAGCGCCTGCACAGCGTCTTGAGGTACGGCCGGTCCTCGCGGTAGAAGTCCGGCGCCATCAGCTTGCAGAACGACCAGAAATCACGCCGGGCAAGCTCTATACGAGCCGCCCTGCGAATGCGAGGGTCAACCATCGTCCGCCAGCTTACGCAGCTCCTCGGTGGTCAGACCGGCAAGCGGGTTTTCCACCTCGAGAGTGCCGGAGTGCTCGATCTGCTGCTTGTCGCGCCACCTGTCCGGTCGGCGGTTCTTCAGCCAGAAGATCTGCGCGGTCGTGTCCGGCGGAATGTGTTTGACCGTCTGCACGGTCTTGATGCTCTTCTTTCCGCCATCCTGACTGCGCTCTACGCGCTCCTCGGTGTAGTCGTAGCCGAGCGCACGCTTGAGTAAAGCGTTCTCAACTTCGATGTCTACGACCTCTTTTCCCCTTTTTAGGGCCTCCGAAAACTCCGAGTATTTGTTTTTCCAGTCGTACAGCGTGCTGGTCGTAATGCCGATCCTGGCTGCGATCTGCTCATCTGTCAGACCATCCCTCGCCCACGCTTCCAGACGGGTGATGCCGTCCGGCGTAAGCCATTCCTGATATTTGCCTTTTGCCATTCTGCACCGTCCTTTCTGAATTCTGGGCACGAAAAAGCACCCTTGTTTCCAAGAGTGCTCTTCCGGAGGTGTTTCCAATGCTATGAAGCAGGAGAAATGCGGGACCTAAGTTTCATTCCCGCTGAACTTCATGATACCAGTATAGCATGACTTAGTGGGACATTAAAGGACATCATTCTCAGCGAGAATCCTGCCGACCTCTTTCAGCGCCTGTCCGTGCCGCCGTGTTACCTGCCTACGGGAATAGTTCAGACAAACGGCGATAACCTCCCACTTCTCAAAATTCATGTACCGCCGTACCAGCAGCGCACGCAGCGACGAATCCGGTACCTGCGCGATAACGTCCGCGATCTCCTGCTTGATGTCGATCAGCTTGTCGATCTGGGCATCCAGCGCCGCGGCAAAGTCGGCGTAGCGGCTCAAGCCGCCATCTGAGGCACCGCCGCCGCCCGGTGCACCGCTCACCGATGCCACGCCTGACACACAGCGGTCATATGCCCGGCGCTTGGCACTCTCCAAAGCCGTAATCTCGCGGTCGAGTGCCCACCCGCGGTTCAGCCAATCCTTAGTTGTCATAATCCTACCTCAACGTGATTCCGTAGTCTTCGAGTTCCTTTTCGAGATCGACGATCGACACATAGCCCTTGGAAACGCTGTCCGCGAGGTAGTTTACCTCGTCCCAGACCCGCCGGAGCCGTGTGTAGCCGAAGCCCTCCTTATCCCGCAGCGCCGAGAAAAAGATTGCCCATGCTGTTGTTACCGCCTCGTTCTGTGCGGCTTTCTTTGCCTTTTGTACGTCCGCCAGTGTCGCCGGACGCCTGTGCGGATTGACACGCTTTTTCTTCATCGCCGTACCTCCATGCTAAGTAACGCCGTACTTTGCAGCTGTATTCAGTCATTGTCCTTGTTCTCCTCCAGATATTTTCTCATAATTTGAACCGCTATGCGGCAGGCCTCGTCGCAGGCGGCTACCATCTTCTCGCGGCCGTGCAGACCGCCGTAGTATTCAATCGTTGCCAGCTCCTCGGCTGTCGTTTCCGGGTCGAGGATGCGGATTGCCTGGTTAATCGTCATGGGTGTCATCCCTCTCTTTGGCACGCCATTCCGCTCCATGCAGAATAGCCTGAATGGTGTATGCGTCCAGCAGTGTCATAACCGGAATGGTCTTCCTGCATAGTTTCAGCAGGTTTTTCGCCGTTTTCTTATCTACCGGGCCACTAAAATCGTTCATTCTTTGTCCTCCTCCCGAATCGTTCGCGTCAGTTCCTCGTGCAGCTCACGGAATTTCCCGTCCCAGAAGTTGACCCGGTGCAGCACAATGAAGAACAGAACCAGCCACAGGATACAGTCCAAATTGACCAGCAAATCAGTGATTGTCATTCCTGCACCTCCGGCAACTGCGGCAGCGGCCGCCAGAACAGCACATCGGTTCCGGCTTTCAGCCCGCCGACAAAATACGGCTGCTCGTCCCAGGTACGCAGCGTTTCCACTCTTGCACGTCCCCACTTGTTGTACGTCAGCACCGGCACACCACGTTCCGGCAGGCGCCCCCTGGCGTTGATCCAGCCGTTCTGCTCGATCAGCTGGTTCACCGCCTCGCGGATCAGGGCGCAGCCATGCACCCCGCAGTTATGCTCATGCCCGCATCCAAGGCAGACCAGAGAGCCGGTCTGCACTTTCAGCTGTCCGAGGGCCTTGATGAGCTCATCGGTTTTCATATGTGTCCGCTCCTTTCCCATAAAACAAACTGATTTGATCTGCAAATTTGCTAAACCGCTTTTCGGCAGCATCGAAATATGTCCGGTCGATTTCAAAACCTGTGAAATCCAGTCCAGCCTTGTATGCCGCGATCCGGCTGCTGCCACTCCCTAAATGGGTATCCAGCACGCGCATACCCGGCGACGCATAACGCTGAAACAGCCAGTCATACAGCGCAACCGGCTTTTGTGTCGGGTGAATACGCACCTCATTGAGTGCCTTATTTCCTTGCTGAATATGCCCCTCCGCAACGCTTTTCCCCTGCAGCATACCGCTCCACATATACCGAAACAGACGCACGCTGGTAAACAGGTCGGTGGCGGCAATCTCGCAATCCGAGAAACTCGAGCTTTGGTTGCATTTGTCCCACACAATCCGGCCGGGCGCAAAATCATAGCTGAAATAATTGCAGCCCCAAATGATGTAGTGCTTCGACACTCGCCGCAATTCGTCAAAGTATGCCTTTCCCGGCACTTTCCATGCTGCTGATACAGGGTAATAATTGCGCCGCACTCTGGTTCGGCTTACGTTGGAGCCGTAATAGTGGCGGCGTTCCGGTCCGCTAAAGTACGGAGGGTCTACCACAGCGAGATCGAAACAGCCGTCTTGGAACTGCGCCATTCCCTCCATGCAATCCATGCAGTAGCAATGGTTGGTTTCAAGCATGGCCGTTGCTCTCCCGCTCCAGCAGCTCCTTCCGCAGCTCTTTGAGCTTGTCCGTCAGCAGGCTCTCGGCCTTGCTCCCGGCTTTCAACTTGCCGCCCTTGTCGCAGAGATTGAAGCGCGGACGGTTGACATTGCCCATGCCCATGCTGCCGCCCGGAAAGAAGTCGTCGCCCTCATACCAGCTGGCCGTAAAGAACGAGCCGTCCGGCAGGTCGAGCCGGTACACACTAAGCCCGATTTCGGGCGCCTTGTGCCAGATACCCCAGCTGCGCCATGCGGCAAGGATAGCCTTGCGCTTGCTCTCATTCGTCAGGTTCAAGATGTTCTGTTTGGTCAACTCTAAAATCATACTTCCCCTCCCAACTCCTTCAGCCGTACCATCGGGCACTGCTCGCACTTGTCTACCAACGCCTCATAGTCCATCTCAAACGGAAACTTGCAATACTCATCACAGAACTCGCTTGCAAGTTTGTTCACCGTCTGCTCCCAGCAGGCCGGATGGAACACGGGTGCAGTCCGCACACCCTGTCCGCAAAATTTACACTTCGCCATTGTTCTCCTCCTCAAAACATCGTTTCAACTTCCCCGACGATCTTCTTCACCTCGGGGTTCTCGCTCTGCCGCAGCAGCTTCATTGCCGTACCGGCACGCAGCCACTCGGCCTCCTGCGTGAGGTTACGCTCGTAATCTTTTTTCAGCTCCTGCTTATACGCCACGCCCCCCTCACGGGTCAGACCGCCGTGAAAGTGCAGCTCATACAGCAGCCGCAGCGCCAGCCAGATCATGCGCTCGGCGGGTGTCAGACCGTCCGGCTCGGGTTTGCGGTCGTATGCCCGCTGGTTCATCTCCTCAAAGTCCATATCAGCCCTCCACCGGCTCGATGTGAATCCAGATGCCGGGCGTGTCCGCCCAGAATTTCTCCGTGATCTCCGAGCACACCAGCGCATCGTCCGTCCAGAAGTGCTCGGCGGTCATGCAGTCCTTGAGCAGCTTCTGCAGGTTGTCTGTATCCGGCTTTGTCGTGCGGTAGCTGCCGTCCGGGTGTTTTCCTCGCGGGAACAGCCACTTCACTACGAGCCGCACGCCGCCTGTATACGGCTGTTCCGGCCGGTGCTGCCCGAGGTGAGCGCACAGCTTTGCGCGGGCGGCGGCGAGCGTCTGCGGCTCGTAGAACTGCGGCTTGCCATGCACCACGCGCACCTGCTTCTCCTGCGCCGTACACGTCGGCGGGCGCATCGCCATGAAAAACTGCGTTACCATTTTCTTCTTCTCTCCTCTCGCGCGACGGGTCCAGTCGTGTGTGCGCTCTCCAACCATCTGTGAGGGGCGCCTTCAAAGCCCCCTCACATGGTGAGTGCGTTCACACACTGACCCACCTGGTTGTGTCACTTGTGACATTGCCAAAAATATATACGTAGTATATATATGGTCGTGGCGACACTGCCGCCATGACCTAAAATCAAGGTCGTGTCACAGGTTATGACAACAGCGCCACCACCTAAAACGCAAGGTCGTGTCAAAGGTCGTGACACTCTTGCCATGACCTTAAATTTCAGGTCGTGTCATTCAAGATTTTGCCAGTATTTTTATCTATCGTATATCCGTAGTCCTTGACCCAGCGGTAGACTGTCCGCTGTGCCGGTGCCTGCATTTCCCCGTCCTCGTTCTGCTCGGTGTAGTATTCGATCATGTCCTGCACGGTCGGCGCATCCCCGCCCAGGCACAGGGCATTGTACGCCGTATCGAACGCTTCCTTCTTGCTCTGCTTCGCCTGCTTTGCCTTGCCCTTGCGGGCCTTTGCACCGCGCTGCCATGCCGGAGCAGCCTCGTCCGGATTGATGTCCTGCAAAGCGCCGTTGCCATCCAGCCGGTGCACCGGAAACTCGAACCACAGGTTGACCGGCGGGAACTTCGGGAACTCACGCAGCGTGCCCTCGATGCGCCACGCCGTCCGTGCCTGCACCTCTTTTCTCGTGTCCGCGATGCGGTCGAGCAGGTGATTGTAGTCCACGCCGGAGAGCAGCCGTTTGCAGGCATCCATGGCGGCACGCTGGCTGCACAGGTCGTCCTGCGATACCTCGTCGCTCTTTCCTGCTGCCTCGAGCGCCGCGCCGCACACACGGCAGACGGCGTTGTTCTCCATCTGCACGCGCAGGTCGTCCGACACCTCGAGTTCAATGAGGTCGAGCAGCGCATCCGGGTCGCGGGCGAACACGCCGGAGCCGCTCGCGCGGTCCATCGAGCGCTTGCCGCCCTGTGCACCCTTGGAATGGTGGTGGCAGTAGATGGTCGCGCAGCCGAGTTCGGTGCACACCTTGTCGAACTGGTTGCAGAAGTTCGCCATCTGATCGGCGGAGTTCTCGTCGCCGGTGATGACCTTGTAAATGGGGTCGATGATGACCGCGATGTAGTCCTTCTTGATGGCTCTGCGAATCAGCTTGGGCGTGAGCCTGTCCATCGGCACGGACTTGCCGCGCAGGTTCCAGATGTCAATGTTGTCGAGGTGCTCAGGCTTCCAGCCGAGGCAGCTGTACACATCGCGGAAGCGGTGCAGGCAGGAGGCGCGGTCAAGCTCGAGGTTGACGTACAGCACTCTGCCCTGTGCACAGTCGAAGCCGAGCCAGCTTTTGCCCTCGGCGATGGCGATGGTCAGCTCGATCAGTGCGAACGACTTGCCCGCCTTGGACGGTCCGGCAAGCAGCATCTTGTGTCCCTGCCGGAGCACGCCGCCGATGAGCGCCGGAGCCAGCGGCGGCATCTCGTCCCAGACCGCGCTCATGCTCTCCGGGTCGGGCAGATCATCGGTCGCGCTCTCGATGAACTCGCGCCACTCGGCAAAGTCCGTCTTGCCGATGTTGGTGTCGATGAGGAACTGCTTGTGTCCCTTTCGCAGCACGCCAGGCATACGCGACAGGCGCGACGGATTGCGGTTCTGCTGGTCGAGTTCCAGACCGTTCTTGCGGCAGACCGTGTACAGGTATTCGACCCGCTTGCGGTACTCTGGGTAGTCGGGTGCATCAATGTGTACAATGGCGTGCACGCTCTTGCCGCCCGAGTGCACCAGACACGCCACCGGCAGCTCCAGTTCGCGGATGAGCGCGTTCTGGCGGTCGATGTCCATGCCGTCGCACTCGACGAGCGCGTAGCGGAACGCGGTGACGTTCTCGTTGCGGATGCCTTTGCCGTCGAGCGGGTTGAAGCGGATCCACGCGCCGACCGCCGGGTCGTAGTCACCGAGCACGCTGCCAATGTCGTCGCCGCAGGCAGAGAGCGCCTGTATCAGCTGACCGGCGGTTCGCGCCCAGTCGCCCTTGGTCGGCATGGCCTTGCCGTCCTCGTTCGAGAACGAGCGGGTGACGTAGCCGACGTGCTCCTCGCTGTCGAACAGCGTTTCGAGGTAGGTGATGAGCTGCTGCGCCGGATGCCACTCGGCGGGTTCGGCAATCTCCTGCGCCTCGACCCAGTGCGGGTCAATCACACGGTACGGCTCACTGCCGCCGATCTCATCGTCCCAGCCGAGTTCACAGTCGCCGCCGTTCGGCTGCCAGCCGCCTCGCTGCGCCATCTGCACGATGGTTCCCGCCGTGATAGGCGTGTCCGTTCCGCGAAAGCTGTCCCACTTGCGGGCGCACTCGCCGGTGCGGTAGCGCCCGCCGTCCCGTCTTGACCAGTCCTCCCACAGACCGACGGGATAGCCTGCTTCTTTCAGTCCCATGCCGACGCCGACCCACTCGCTGTACGAGAGTTCTCTCGGGTCGATGTAGTCCAGCGCCTGCCGGAGATCGAGTTCGTCCTGCTTCATTTATCCTCCATTATCCCATGTAGGTTTTCGGGTCGATGCCGCGCGGAATGCGCCAGCCGTTGGCGGCAATGCGGTCGATGAGCTGCTTTGCCTGCTCAAACTGCCAGGTGCCGACGTGCGTAAAGCCCTTGCCCTCCAGAAAGCGAATCTGCTTGGGCGTTGTCAGACCCTCGGTGCGGCGTGCCGCCAGACGGTCGAGCAGCTTTGCTGCCTTGCCCGCGCATTCGATCTCGTCCGGGCGGATGCCCCATTTTTCCAGTGCGCCGAGCTGCTTTTCACTCGGCGGCGCGATCTCCCAGCCGAATGCGGGCGTGTAGCCTACTAAATCCTCCGCCTGAATGGACAGCTCAAACTGTAACGGGTCCACCAGACGGCGCTTGCGGCTTTTCATCTCCGCCAGCTGCTTGGCGAGGGATTCCTCGCGCTGCTGCACCACATCGCTCTCGGCCTGCTCGGCAGCTTCCAGAATGTCCACCGGACCGCCCTGCTCGGCTGCACTCTCGGTCATGCTCTCGGCCACCTCGGCGGTTTCGCAGACCAGATGCGCCGGTCTGCAAAGCTCGTGCCGCTCGGTATGCCACAGGAAATCCAGCAGCAGCAGGTCGGTCTTGCCGGGAAACAGGCGCGTGCCGCGGCCTACCATCTGGCTGTACAGGCTGCGTACTTTAGTCGGGCGCAGCACCACAACGCAGTTGACGCTCGGGCAGTCCCAGCCCTCGGTGAGCAGCATACTGTTGCACAGCACGTTGTACTCGCCGCGGTCGAACGCCGCAAGGATTTCCGCGCGGTCGGGCGATTCGCCGTTCACTTCTGCTGCACGGAAGCCGCGCGAACACAGAATATCGCGGAATTTCTGGCTGGTCTTAACGAGCGGCAGGAACACAACGGTCTTGCGGTCGGCACAGGTCTTTGCCATCTCGTCCGCGATCTGGTAGAGGTACGGGTCGAGCGCACTGTCGAGGTCGCCCGGCTTAAAGTCACCGGACTGCACGCCGACACCGGTCAAATCCATTTTGAGCGGCACGGTCAGCGCCTTGATGGGCACGAGGTAGCCCTCGCGGATGGCCTTTGTCAGCGAATACTCATACGCCAGCGACTGAAACACGCTGCCGAGGTTTCGCATATCGCCTCGGTCGGGTGTTGCGGTTACGCCGAGCACCTTTGCGCTGTCGAAGTGATTCAGGATACGTCCGTAGCTGTCGGATACCGCGTGATGCGCTTCGTCGATGATGATGGTGCCGAAGTAGTCCCGCGGGAACGCCGCCAGGCGCTTGGGCCGCATAAGGGTCTGCACCGAGCCGACCGCTACACGCAGCCAGCTGCCCAGACAGCTCTGCTCGGCTTTCTCAGTCGCGCAGGAAAGTCCGGTCGCGGTGTGCAGCTTGTCGGCGGCCTGATCGAGCAGCTCGCCGCGGTGCGCGAGGATGAGCACGCGATCGCCCTGCCGCACCCTGTCCTCGGCAATCTTCGCAAAAATGACAGTCTTTCCGCAGCCGGTGGGAATAGAAAGCAGGGTGCTGTCGTCACCCTGCTCCCAGCGGTTCTCGACCGCTTCACGCGCCGCCTGCTGATACGGTCGCAGTTCCATAATATTAGAATGCTCCCGGCGTAAAGCCGCCCGCCTGCTGCATGGACGGCGCACCCAGCGGATCGAGGAACTCGTCCAGATCGTTGGTTTCGCGGTCTGCGCCGGTCTTGTCCTTGTAAGTACGCTTGGTGATGCGGCAGCGGCCGGTCTTGCCGGTGACAGCCGCCCAGTTCATACGCAGCTTTTCGCCGTGCTGGCGCAGGCCGATGGACGTGAAGAACTGGCACAGCTTCCACTCAAAGCGCTTAAGCAAGAACAGGTTGACGTTCATCTCGCTCTCGCCGTCCGGCGCATCCACGCGCAGATGCAGGATAGCCTGATTGCACGGCGCTACCTTTTCGCTGCCTGCGTAGCGGGCACGCTCAAAACCCAGTACGGTAAACGGGTACTCGCCCGGCTCGAGCACACGGCGCGGACTGCCCTCGTTTTCGATCTCGTCTTCCCAGCCGAGCTCCTGATCCAGAATGTTGTCGTTCATAATGATTGTCCTCCTTGATTAAAACGGAATGTCCTTGCGCTCTTTCAGAATGACCTGATAGAGCTGATCCCACGCACCGATCAGGCAGCCGCTCACGAAATCCGCCGGATAGTCGGTGATCTCCATGCCGAGCGGGAAATATCCCTTGGCGGAAACGGCGGTCTGAATGTCGGTCGCGGTGACGTTGTTGGCCTGCATCAGGTCGCGCAGCGCCTGCGGGATACCTGCCGGAATGTCCGGCACGGTGCCGTCCGGTTTCGCCGGTTCGCTTACTGCCGCCTGTGCGGGTGCATCGGAAACGTCCTTACACTTATCCGGCGTTTCGTCCGCAGAATTGACCGCTAACGGTTCATTCGGTTCAGTAATTGACCGAATATTTTTTTCGTCCCCGATGATATGGGCGATTCCGGCATAGTCGAACGGCATTTCGCCGGGCAGGCCGAAGCGGTTCTTGGCATCCCAGCACGGGTGATGGGTGGTGTACATCCGGCGCTCGCCGCCCTGCCCCTTGGTCTTGCCGTTCTCGGTCTTGACGGCGAACGTCTTGTAGTTGGCGAACAGCACCATGTCCGCCCACTCCTTGACGAGCGGCGCGGTCTTGGCGGACAGCTTCATCTCCCAGCGGTCGTATGCGCCGAGCTCGTCCGGCTGCTCAAATTTCCGCATCTTGGCGTGCGCCGTCACGACTACGTTCACGCCGCGCTCGACCAGCTCATTGAGCGTATTCAGCAGGCTGCCGAACTCCTCCATCAGATAGGTGTAGCCCTTGCCGTAGCCGAACTCCTCAATGCTCTTTTTCTGCGCCTTGTCGCAGACGTAGCGGCTGCACAGCAGCTCCGCCCAGTCCATCGTGTCGATGATGAGCGTGCCGCACAGGCTCGGGTCGGCAATGCACTCCTTGACCAGACCGAGCAGCATGACCCAGCTGGTCGGCTTAGGCGTGCGAGCGACGTCCATGTGCTTTGTGCCGCCCTCGGTGTCGATGAACAGCGGATTCGGGAACTGTGCGGCAAACGTAGACTTGCCGATGCCCTCCGGACCGTACACGACAACCTTGAGCGCGGTCTTCTGTTTTCCGCGAATGATCTGCATTAAAATGCACCTGCTTTCCATGTGTTCTGCGGCTCGTCAGGTAAAGGCTGTTCCTCGCCCTGCACATAGCCGTCCTCGATGATGATGGAGCACTCGTCACCGGTCGAAACGCGCGTTGCGATGGCCTGTAAGCCCTCGCTCTCCAGCCACGCGCCGAACTCACGCAGCGTGCCGAGATCCATCTGCTCCAGCTTGTCCAGCAGCACGAAGCCGCACTGCGGTTTCAGACAGCGCACAATGGCGGTCGCCACCCGCAGCTGCTCACTGCCGGACATATTATCCCATTTCTGTCCGTGATAGGTCAGTGCGCCGTCCGCAACGCCGAGGCCCTCCATCGGCAGCTTGGCGCCGTCGAGCAGCGCGCGCTTGTCCTCGCGGAGCTGTTCAATTTCGGCGGTCAGGCTGTCGTACTGCTGCTGATAGGCGCGTGCATCTTCTTCGGCCTTTTCACGGTTGAGGTTGTCGCGCACCTTGGCGTTGATGGTTTCGATGTCGGCAATGCTGCGTTCCAGCTCCTCAGTGCTCTCATCCACAAGCTGCTCGGCGGTCTTGCGTGCGGTGGCAAGGTCAGCCGTCTTGGCGGTGAGTTCGTCCTCGGCGGTTTGCAGCTGACGGTGCAGCTCATCCACACGCGCGGTCAGGGTGCTCACCTGCTGCTCGAGCAGGCTTGCCATCGCCCGCTTGCTCTGGTTCTCGCCGTTGCGGGCAAGGATTGCCTGCTGCTGACGTATGAGGTCACTTGCGGAGATGAGCTCGTCCGGTGCATCCGGCCAGTACGGCTGCTCTTTCGCGTACTTGGCTTTCTGGTCGGCAATGCGGCCGATGGCAAGGCGCTCGTTGTACTGCTCCTGCTCTTTGCGCTCGAGTACGGCAAGCTGTTCGCCCACACCGATGATGCGGAGCAGCGTGTCCGCCTTTTCGCGGTCGCTCGCCTGCATAAAGCGCGGCAGATCGAGTGCAAGCTGCTCGATAAAGGCATTGAGAAGCTGCTGTCCTGCCTTGCTGCCCGATGGATCGATGACCTTGAGGTCGCTGTTCTTGCCGCGGCGCTCGACGATCAGGCCGTTGGACAGCGTGACCTTGATGTGCGGCGGAATGGTGCTGCCCTCACGGGTCGCCATAGAGGGACGGAATCGGTCGCCGCCGAGCGCCCACGCGATCGTGTCCAGCAGCGAGGTCTTGCCCTGGTTGTTGTTCCCGCCGATGATGGTCAGGCCGGTTGCGCTTGGATGCAGCTGCACCGCACGCACGCGCTTGACGTTCTCCGCCTCGAGCGAGGTGATCTTGATGGGGTCGGTCATGGTTACTCGACCTCCTTCATCAGCTGCTTCACAAGCTCTACCGGCACGCCGCGGCGCAGCAGGTCAGCGATGTCGTCACCATTCAGCTTCTCACCCTTGCGGACGATCAGTGCGCGGCAGTGCAGATCGGGACCGCATACATCACCCCATGCCAGAGCGGCCTCGCGGCAGAGCGCGTTCATGATCTCCGTACGAAACACTTTCGCATACTCCTTGTTCTGCTTCTTGATCGTAGTGTGAATACCGGCGATTGCGTAGCTGATTTCCGCTGCAATATGCTTGATGTCGCCGGTCAGATCGACCGTAAAGGTGGGTTCGCCGTTCTTTTCCGTGCTGATAATCTTAATCATTGCTTTTCTCCTAACTTCATGTTATTATGATGGTGAATTATTTTGACTTGCCGCTGATTGGGATTGCCGTCCCGACAGCGGCTTTTTTCACGCCTTGATCTCGTCGTAGGCGATAACAGCCGCGATCTCGCAGACCGACACATCGGCGTCAGGGTGCTGCTCGATGATGTACGACAGCTTGCGGATTTCCTGCTCGATGACCGACAAAGCCTTGCGCCAGCAGGCAGCCATCTTGTTGAAGTCGTCCACCCGACCGACCACAGCGTCAAACGCCGTGAAGATCATGCGGTCGAAGGCTTCATCGGACACATATAATTTAGGCACCGGAGCGGCAACAAGTATGTCCTCATCGTCCGGCGGTTCAGTCGTCGGCGGTTCTTCGACCTGCTCCGGCGTCTTGCCGCCGGTCCGCTGCCGTGCTGCCATGGCGGCCAGCTTGGTGATGACCTTATCGCGGGATACGCCCAGCGCCTCCGCGATCTCATTCGCAGACTTGCCCTCGTCGCGCAGCGTTGCCAACTGCTCGAGCTGCTCATCCGTCCAGCGGAAGTACGGGCGCTTGCTCGGCTTGATGCCGCGGCCGTGCTTTGCGGTGTCCTCTACGCCGAACTCGGATGCGACCGAGGCGAGGGTTTCTGCGAAGTTGTTGTTAGACATAGGGTTTCATCTCCTTTTTCATTCCGTGCCGACACCCTCGGCCATGAACTTCTCGAACGCGGCCTTGGGAATAATGCAGTGAACGCGCCCGCTCGGCTGGCGGTACGCGATGCCGAACGGCACCTGCTTGGTGCGGATCAGGTTGCGCAGCGAGTTAGGGTTCATGCCCAGACGTTGTGCGCATTCTTTTGCAGTGTAGGTTTCACGCTTGTCCGTCATGTGAATTCTCCTTTCTTATGTGATAAACTTAGCTGCCATCCGTGCAATGCAGATCAGAGCAGCCAAACCGATGTAAAATACTGCACAGAACATGTCGATAGGCTGATGGAACAGCCTGTTCTTCAACGGGTGAATCTGCACCAGAATGAGCATCGCCCATAAAGCAGTGTCCGATAGGAGGTAAATCATGAAGCATCACCACCCTTCTTGATGGGTTCTCGTACATGCTTTCTTGTTTCCAGCTCGTATTGCGTCGTTTCTACATAAAGCAGCATATCTCGCTCATCAAATTCCTTGAAAATGTATTTTGACAGCGCAATAGCTGATTGGGCATCGCCCTTTCTTGCTGCCGCCGCAAGGCATTCATGCAGCAACCGCAGCACCGAGTAGCGAATATTATCCGTGGACGAAATGCGCAGTATTTGTTTCTGTTCTGCCATTTTATCGGTTCTCCTCCGAATTGCTGTCATCGAGCGCTCGTCGTACGGCCTTTGCCAGATTGTCTAAGGCACGCCAGCGCAGGAACTGATATACGCAGCTGCGTACAGTCCAGCCTAAGGCGAACGACAATACGCATAAAGCGGTAATTGGGAAAATCATTGGTTTGCACCTCACTTTTACGCTTGTACCCTAATCCAGCATTTGCTATAATATTGACAAAGGAGGTCTTATTATGACGAATTCTTGCTTTGTTGTTATGCCAATCGGTACACAAACTTACAATGGTGTAACTGTTTCCGAAAATGAGCTGCGTAAACGATACGACTACATTATCAAGCAAGCTATCCAAGCTGCCGACTCCACGCTTGAAGTCATCCGAGCAGATGAAGAACTGAATCCCGGCTCAATGAGCAATGATATTTTCATGAAGTTAATGCACTCCAAATATGTTATTGCTGACATCACATATCCTAATCCGAATGTATTTTATGAACTCGGTATACGCCATGCCATCAGTCCACGCACCATTCTTATCCGTGAGCAAAACGCACCTTCAATTCCTTTCGATATTTCTCACTTGCGCTATATCGAATACTCTTTGGAAGCAGGTGGTATGGAAGATTTGAAAACAAAGCTCATTTCAAGATTTGGTTTCTATCAACGAAATCCCAATAAGCCTGATAACCAGTTTTTGGAGTTGTGCGCATTTACCAATTATGTACCCACTCTTTTCGGACAAAAAGCAGATCCACAACAGGAAGTAATGAAAAATTTTCTCAATTTCTGCTGTACCCAACCAACCCTGTTGCAGCAAATGCTCCGTCCTGGCTTAACATCCGAAGATCAGGAGCGAATTATTATGCAAGAACTGGCTAAACATCCAGAAGAAATGGCTAAAATTATCCTTCCTTTAATGAGAACATAACTCCATTTTTGCATTAACATAGAGCTCATCCAACCATCTGATTATGGTATCTCGCTCGCGCTTCGGAGGAACATTTGCAATACTAATCTCAACTGCAAATGTTTCTCCGTTTTTTTCAAAACAAAGTGCCTTCTTAATAGATTTTTGCGTGTTTTCAGTCATTGTTTCTCACCTCGCTTTTGTCACTTATCGTGACTATCCGTGTCAAAAAAAAGAGCCTGTACGGTCGTGTGGTAGTAATCCGCCAGTTTGACCTTGATCTCGTCACGCGGTACACGCTGTCCATTCTCGTACATCGAGATAGCAGACAGCGAAATTCCTACCGCACTGGCTACAATATCACGCGGAATGTTACCTCTTGCCTGCACAAGCCGTTCTGCAATCGTCATTTTTGTCACCTCCTTGCGTGTCACTTTATGTGACAATGCTATTATAGCAACCTCGTCAATCTTTGTCAACACATTTCGTGACATTTTTCTATTTACTTTTGTCACGGGTCGTGTTATGATACCAACATGAGGAGGCGATCCATTTGGCACAACTTAGTGATATGCTCACTTATTTGCGAAAAAGAAAAGGACTGTCCCAGCAGGAGCTTGCAAACACCCTGAAAATATCCCGCAGTGCGATCGGTATGTATGAAACCGGCAAGCGCGAGCCAGATCTGGAAACCCTTGAAGTTTTTGCCGACTTCTATAATGTAGACATGAACACGCTGACCGGCAAAGCACCTATCAAGGAACAAACAAACAAACTTCCCGACAATGCCGTTCCGGTTGACTTCTCTCACCTAAAGCGCATCCCCATTCTTGGCCGTATCGCGGCCGGTGCGCCGATCTACGCAGAGGAGAACATCGAGGGCTACACGTTCACCGATCTCAACGGCGGTGCGGAATACTTTGCTCTGCGCGTGCGCGGTGACAGCATGAACGCAGTCCGCATTTATGACGGCGATATTGTTATCATTCGCCGACAGGATATTGTGGAGAATGGTGAGATAGCGGCCGTTCTGATCGACGATCAGGATGCAACACTCAAGCGTTTTTCCCGTACCGGCGATATAGTTACCCTTATGCCGCAGTCTACCAATCCTGTGCATCAGCCGTTTGTCTTTGACCTGAAGAAAACCAACGTAAAAATCCTCGGTTTGGTCGTAAAGGTCGAGTTCCAGCCGAGCTAAATAAAAAATCCCCATTCACGGATCTATTCGTGAACAGGGATAATACGAATAAAAAAGGAGGCTTATCTATGCCAAAAGAAAAACCTATCAAGGAAGTTATTCACGCCAAAGATACCGAAATCGCGGTATTGTCCTATGCACACTCGGATGATTACATCTCTTTGACGGATATTGCCAAGCATAAGAACCCAGAATTTCCTGCTGATGTTGTGAAAAACTGGCTACGAATTCGCAGTACAATTGAATTTCTCGGACTGTGGGAAGAATTAAACAACCCTAATTTTAACATGGTCGAATTCGACCAGTTTAAGAATGATGCTGGGTCGAATGCATTTGTACTTTCTCCACAGAAGTGGATCAAATCCACAAACGCTATCGGCATGGTATCCAAATCCGGACGCTATGGCGGTGGAACATTTGCGCACAAGGACATCGCTTTTGAATTTGCCTCGTGGATTTCTCCGGAATTCAAACTCTATGTCATCAAGGATTACCAGCGCCTAAAAGATGATGAAAACCACCGTCTCGCACTCGACTGGAGCGTAAACCGTGTTCTTGCGAAAACGAATTATCGTATTCATACAGATGCCATCAAAGCAAACCTCATTCCACCTGAACTACCTAAAGAACAACAGCGCTTTGTCTATGCTGACGAAGCCGATGTGCTGAATGTAGCGTTGTTTGGAATGACCGCCAAGCAATGGCGTGCTAAGAATTCAGAACTCAAGGGCAATATGCGTGATTACGCTTCTATCGAGCAACTGCTAGTCTTGGTCAACCTCGAAACGATGAACGCCCTCCTTGTCGAGCAGGGCAAGTCGCAAGACGAACGAGCGCACTTCTTGAACCAGCAGGCCATCAAACTGATGCGTAAGATTAGCCATGATAAAGGTGCTCGCGATCTGCAGCAGCTTAACAATGCACCGCAGCTTCCCTCAAAATAAAATCCCACCCACGGCACTACCGTAAGTGGGAAGGTATCTCGATCATGCTGCTGCACTATACCGCAGCGTGTACTTCTTGCCCCGGTACTCAAAACTTTCCGGGTAATCGTGGCGCTCCAGCCACAGGCTGACCTTGGCAACGACCGACTTCGTGTACTGCACGTTCGTTCCGGCGTGGCCACTGACGGCGCTCTGGAACGGCGCAAGCTCTTTTTCCTCGGGCAGTACATCTACCTGCGCGATGATCGCGGAGATTGCGTGTGCGTGCGGTTTACCCGATCGGGACATTACGCCAACCTTTTTAGCAATCGCGGTCGCATCGAACAGTTGCTTGTTCAGCGTTACGCCCTCGAGCGGGATCTCCACACCGACCGGCGCGTACAGGCTCTTCATGGCAACGGCAACAAACTGCGGTGCCATACCGGCCTCCTTGAGCGTCTGGCGGATAATGCGTGCCGCGCTGTTGACCTCGCCGAGCCGCTTCTGCGATACCTTCGGTGCCGTGTACTCACCGTGCTTGCGGATTGCAGGCAGTACCTCGGACGTTACCCAGCGCTTGAACGCTCTGGCCGTCGGCAGCTTGCTGGACAGGATAAGGCTGTACAAGCCGGACTCGTTGATGATAACCATATTCTGCTTGCCGCCGGGGGTTGTCATTTCAACCACCCCCTTGTCTTCGTCATCGATGTGCTTGCGGACCGCCTGTGCGGTATCGGAATAACCGAGAATGTCCGCTACGTCCTTGCCGACAAACCACGGTTCGCCGTCCTTAGTCAGCGTGCGAACCTCGCCGAACTGGTCATTTGCGAAAATCTGAATTTCTTTGCTCATTGCATTGTCCTTTCGTCCATAGGTGGAAAGGAGCGGCGGGAACATACCCCGCCATGCGTTACTCCAATGCTGTCCCCCATTTCGGGGTGAGCGCGCTCAGTTGTAATTACAGGTGGTATCTTACCGCATGGCACTAATTCTGTAAATTGACAAAATGACGGTGCAGAAACATCAACTTCGCGTTTTCTGAACTTTTTGATACGTTTTATCATTCACCCAACCGACACCAGCGGTTCGCAGCGTTCTGCGGGAGCTTTCTGGCATCTTTGGCGTTACTATAAATATTCAACAAATATTTTTTCAAAAAAATCCCGCCCCGGTGCTACCAACACCAGAGCGGGACATGAGGTACTGACAAATCGCGAAACCTATCAGTACCTCTATTTTATCACACCTTCATGCGATAAGAAAGGGGTTTTATCATTATGAACGGAAGTTTCCGCAAAAAGCCGAACGGCAGTGTGGAACTGCGTGTCTGGCTCGATATGCCGGACGGCAGCCATGTGCAGAAGTCGTTCTGCAGGCGTACTCGTGCGCTCGCTAAAGCCGCCTACGAGGAATTTCTCGAACGAGGCAAGGAAGCGCAGGCGCACCGGCAGACCGTCGCAGGCTGGGGACAGGAATGGCTCGAGCGCAAAGAGAAGTCAGTCCGGTACCGCACCTACGCCAATTACGAACTGTATTTCAACCACTACATTCTGCCCGCGCTCGGCAAAATGCAGCTCAGCAAGCTGCATCAGTCAGACATCGAACGTATGATGGGCAATGCCGCCCACCTCAGCAAGAGCGCCCGGCACCACATCTTCATCACCATTGACCAGATCATGAAAAGCGCAGTCATCAACGGCCTGTGCAGCCGCAATCCGTGTGACGGCATCAAGATCAAGCCGGATACGACGTTCAAGCACATCGAAGTCTACAAGCCCGAGGAGCTTACACACATTATCGCGCATCTTGACCGTCCGTTCGGCACGGCGATTGCCATTCTGCTGTACACCGGTATCCGCAGCGAAGAGATCATGGGTCTGCGCTGGAACGATATCGACCAGAAGAACCGCACCATCACGATTCGGCGCGTTGTAACCCGTCTCGCAAAAGGCGAATTTGCACCCATGGAAACGACCAAGAGCGACCGTATCCGTGTTATCACCTACGGCGATCAGCTTGCCGAACATCTGCGTGCCGCGCCCAGGACGAGCATCTATGTCGTGCCGGCCGTGCGCGGCGGCTACATGACGCCCGGTTCATTCCGCAGACAGTACGATAACTTCTTCAAAGGTTTGACCGTGCGCCGCCTGTCGCCGCATAAGCTGCGCCATACTTACGCCACCTACCTTATCAAAGGCGGCGCCGAGCTGCGTGCCGTGCAGACCCTGCTCGGACACTCGTCCGTTAAGGTCACGGAGATCTATACACACGTCAATACCGACGACCAGCGCCGGGCGTCGCAGAAGTTGGCGTACTAACTAAAAAAGTCCTCTCCACACAAACTTTCATGTCATGTGGAGAGGATTTTTCGTTCCCTTAAATTTTCCCTTTTTCCGCGTGTTTTTCGAGGCATCGTGGAGTCTTGTGAGGACTTTTACCACAAGCCGGAATTATGTAATATCGAAACCATCAGTAACAATATACGCAGATAAAACAAAAGAACGCACCGTTTTCGGTACGTCCTTGCATTTGGTGGAAGGTGGTGGATTCGAACCACCGAAGTCATAGACGACAGATTTACAGTCTGTTCCCTTTGGCCACTCGGGAAACCTTCCATATTCAATTACCAGCTTGATTGGAGCTGGTGGACGGACTTGAACCCCCGACCTGCTGATTACAAATCAGCTGCTCTACCAACTGAGCTACACCAGCATTTCATCAAGTCGTCTTGTCTCAGCGACTTATTTAGTATACCCCACGCCGGTGTATTTGTCAATAGGTTTATCCGAAATTATTGCATTTTATTTTTCCGGTCGATCGAATCCGACACCTGCTGCAGAACAGTCAGCAGTGCGCTCGACAAATCCGGATAACGCCGTGCAATCTCGCTCGGGGCGAGCGGCATCCGCCGGATATTCTCCTGCGTCAAACCGCAGCCTTCCTCACCGTTGGCCGCCAGACGGATTTTCAGCTCATGCTCCTTCATGCGGGCATCGCACAGGTACTCGAAGCGATCCTGCGGCGCGCGGAACACCGCATCCACACCGGCCGGGTCGGCCATGTAGAGATAGCGGTACACCTTGTAGATCGCAACCGCGAAATACGACTCGATCTCGTGCGAAAGCTGCTTGCTCTCGAGCGATTCGGCAACCTGCAGCAGCAGGGCTGCCGCCTGCACGATCTGGCTGTGCTCCGTCTCGGTGTCCGTTCCCTCCATGCGCTCGGCAGGCACAGCAGAGCCGTCACGTGCCATAGAACGGCCGAGCAGGTAGTCGCAGGACACGCCGTAATAATCCGCCGCACGCACAACAAAAGACAGACCGGGTTCGCGCAGTCCGTTCTCATAGTGGCTGAGAAGCGCCTGCGAAACGCCGAGGTCGCCCGCTGCCGCTCTTTGACTTATTTTCTTTTCCCGTCGCAGAAGCGCAAGCGTGCGCGAAAAATCACTCATTCCAACATTCTCCGTCTGCGTTGCGCCGCAGAAGGCACAACTATAAAATATATATTTATATTATACTCGCTGTATTACCGTTTGTAAAGTACAGAAAACAGTCATTTTCGACGCATTTCGACAGGCTCACTTTGTATTTTCGGCACTTTTCCCTGCATTTTGTTGTCCTGTTTCCGATTGGTAACTACATATTGGGGATTGTGTAATCCGACGGCTGTTAGAAAAATTCGTCAGGCTTCGCCGGGCGGTTGCGCTTGACGCAGGAGCGGGTGCATTTTATAATAAAATAGAGTAGTATCGCAGATTTCACCTGTTATCCTGCACCGATCGAGCGGTGCACCCGAACTGCGCAGGCGGTTCGCCCCTGACGGGCGGCAGTTTTTTCAGCACCGACTGACCGGGGCACGCGAACTGCGCAGGCGGTTCGCCCCTAACGGGCGGCAGTTTTTTCAGAACCGGCTGACCGGGGGACACGAACTGCCGCAGGCGGTTCGTCCCTAACGGGCGGGAGT